AACTTGCAACCGTGATTTGTTTGAACGCAAAACGATCAACAAGAAAGGTGAAGAAGTAACTTATTTACGCAGTTCGGCAGAACTGACAACAGGAGAAATGACTTTATCTATTGAGCGTTTCCGTAATTGGAGCACGGCACAGGCAGATATTTATCTACCGGCTGCTAATGAACATCAAATGCTGGTATATGCCCAGCAAGAAATACAAAGAAATCAAGAATTTATTTAGTTATGATAGAAACAAGAAAAACAGAAATCAGGTATGTGACATCTGACCCGAAAAAGATGCTCAACATGTACCTTGCAAAACGTGTCCTCAAAACATGGGAGGAGTCTTTCATTGATGAAGATACAGGTGAAACAGTAACCATCGAACGGAATGAAATTCTTTTTGACCGTGGCACGCTGATAGACCAAGACACTTTGGCGAAAATTCGTTTCAGTATGGAAGCTGACGGCATTAAGGAAGTGGAAGTCAGCAACCAGAACCGCTTGGCATTCGAGAACGAGAACAAATTCTTATATCCCTATCTTGCACAGGCACAAATAGGGGACAAGAAACATAAGTTCCTGCTGTATGCCACCGGATTGGAAAATTCTTGTAGTATCTTGAAAGATTACATCGAACTAAACTATATGTTCGGATTCACCTTGACAATGGTCAAGGAGTTCGATTCTTGTGTGATTCTTACTGATAATTTGAAAGAATGCAAGGTAGATGATGCCACCCTCGAAGAATTAAAAGATACATTCCTTTTAAACGATTCTGTAACGGAAGAAGATGAAGAAGAGGGAGATTCCAAGCCCAATGAAAAGAAATTCTATCAGATTGAGACGAAAATCACATTCACGGATGGGGAGAATGAAGACGAGAGAGTTCAGACTTTTGTCGTGAACACCTTCAACGTTGACAGAGCAATGATGCTTATTACCCACTATCTCAAAAACAAAGAGGAAGAATGTGAGAAACAAGCCAAAGAAAAGGGACATGAGTTCAGAAAGAGGGAAATCCATACAGCCATTGAATCTGCTAAACCTATCCCGGTCGGGCGTTTTATTCCGAAAGAGTTTTCAATGGCTTATATGGAATAACTTTGTTAACCTGCCTGTCCGGTCTGTGAAGATGGGGCGGGCGAAAATGGGGGTGCGCAGTGGAGTGCTTTTGACTTTCGAGAGGTGCACATGGTAGAAAGTACGGTACGTGAGATATAAGGAGTAATTAACCTTAGAAGTAGCGCAAAAGGATAAGTCCTTAATTGGGTGTTCGAATCGCCCCATCTCCACATAAATGTGAGCCACACATAAATGGCAAGGGTTAGTAAATAATGGTTGTGTCCCGGAAAATACGCTTCGGGGCTTTAATAAAAAACAGCATGGAAACAAAAGAAATTACCAAGACTATTTACATTGCGAATGACGGGAAAGAGTTCTTAACGAAAGAAGATTGCGAAAAGCATGAAAGGTTTGTTGAAGAAATACTTTCACGTATTAAGTATTTCTGTATCAGATGTAATCCTGACTTAACAGAAACAGGAAATTTCTCTCATAAAATATATGTGGCTGTGTTTTCTAAACATTACCTATATAAAGATATTGCATTTCAATGGGCTTTAAAGAAGTTTGGTACTTACTTAGGGGAAAGCGTAATGGGATATGGCTTCCAACCCCATTTTAATGTAAGTGAAGTTTCTAAAGAAGAATATGAAGAATGCCCTGCTACTGTTTGGGGAGGCACTCCATTGAAGAGTGAGAAAATATTCCTTAGTCCTAAATCAGTAGAGGGATTTCCTGAAAACATTGACTACATGAAAGAATGGGGATTTAAATAATGCCATACTACATAAAACGAACAAAGGCCAAGAAGAAAGACAAGCCTTTACCTCTGTTTGATAAAGCGGGGGTAACAGTGAAAAAGAAGCCGGATTTGAAAGCTAAGCTCGACAAAGAGTTTTCCCTTTTTATCCGGCTTCGTGATGCAATGCCAAACGGGTATTTTAGATGTATCTCGTGCGGACAGATAAAGCCGTTTACACAAGCGGACTGCGGGCACTATTTCAGTCGTACACATTTGGCAACACGGTTTGATGAGAACAATTGCCATGCCGAATGCCGACACTGCAATAGATTCAAAGCCGACCATTTGGAAGGGTATCGGGTGAATCTAATTGCTAAAATCGGACAACAGAAGTTTGATTTATTAAAATGGAAAATAAAAGATTCGAAGGATAATCCTCAAAATTATAAGAAATCAGATTTTGATTATGAACAGCTAATCAAGTATTACAAGGCACTCAATAAGAAGTTACGAAAGGAGAAAGGAGTATAATATTAATAATTTTAAGATACACGATTATGGAAACAAAAGCAGTTATTAATGAATGTAAAGAGATTAAAGATTATTTCCCATGTTTATTCGCGAATAAAGATAAATCTATTGTGATTCTTGCAGAAGAAAGAACCAGCGAAAAGACATTTGCAGGAATGATTATTCATTCTAATAGTAAAGCTAAAGGGTGTAGTTTAGGGTGCTATTCAACAGGATGGACATATCAGCAATTTCAGAGATTACCAAAATATTCAACGATAACTTTAGAAATTACTCAAAATGATTGACTATAATAAGCTGTTCGCTTTTCGTAGTATTGTAAATAATACAAAAGCGATTAAAACATTTTCTAATAATAGCTCATTGGCTCTTTATGATAAAAGACTTAGGACTACCTTTTCTAAGTTTCTAAGTGCCCCACGCCCTGTGAGAAAATTTTTTGTAACAGATTCAACGATGAAAAGAATTGAGGTTATGGATTTAAGTCATTGTCCATGCAGCAGTTTAAAATCATTGTTTGATAAATATGGCAATGAGGTCGGATTTGTTTTTTGTAATAAAGATAAAATACACTTTATTTATTCGATAACAAATAACTTCATATCTCTCATCTGTTTCAAAGGAGAAAAAGAGCCTTTGGTATATCAAGACCCTACTAAAAGATACCAGAATAATAATATTGAGGATTATTCATATATGAATAAATCTATCATTGGTAGCTGCATAATGCCTTATTCAGACAACAATCCAATAATGCTACCCAATTGTGCTTCTGGTAGGATAAGAAGCCGGATTGATGGCGATTCGACTTTTACGGTAAGCAGAGAGTTTTTGTCAGAAGTAAAAAAATATAAGAAAGAAGTTGAATCTATTGAAAAAAAAGGGATTTCTATTGATAAAGGAACTGAAATTAGCCTTGACAAGTTAAAAAATTTATCTCCATATCTATATGCTGAAAATATCAACTATCGTAGCAAATTGAATGATATATGGCTTTGTATAAGGATGTTTGTGTTTTTAAAAACGGCAAAAGTAATAGATGAAACTTTTATTGCTGAGAATGGCAACGCAAAACAATACATAGAAAATGGGAGAAAAAATCAAGGCGTTATAGTAGTAGATTCCTTTTATGATTCAACCATAAATGTAATTAATCCATTCTCTGTTAGTGGACACTTCAGGAATCAACCTAAGAAAAACGATAAAGGAGAATGGTATAAAGAGTTAATCTATATTGATTCTTACATTAAAAATGGTTATACACGAAAAGCTAAAATATTAGAGCAATAATGTTCAAATTAAGAGATTACCAACAGAAAGCCTCTGATGCAGCCGTTTCTTTTTTCAACAACAAGGCGAAAAGGAACAACGCCATCATGGTATTGCCTACAGGATCAGGAAAGTCTTTAATCATTGCGGATATAGCTGCAAGACTTGATGGGCATACCTTAGTGTTTCAGCCAAGTAAGGAAATACTTGAGCAAAATTTCAAGAAACTCTGTTCCTATGGCATTCTTGATTGCAGCATCTATTCAGCTTCTTTCAACTCAAAAGAAATAAGCCGGATAACATTCGCCACCATCGGCAGTGTGAAGAATCATCCTGAACTGTTCACCCACTTCAAGAACATCATCGTGGACGAATGCCACCTTGTAAACCCTAAAGAGGGAATGTACAAGGATTTCTTTGATGCGGTAAAGTGCAAGGTTCTTGGCTTGACTGCAACACCATACCGTTTAAGCTCTAGCCGTGATTTCGGCTCTATGCTGAAATTCATCACCCGGACAAAGCCGCATGTTTTTTCAGAGGTCATTTACCATGTACAGGTATCAACCCTATTAGATTTGGGATATTTAGCAAAACTAAATTATTATCCTATGAATCCTATTGGATGGAACGAACTCAATTTGAAGGTAAATACCACTGGTGCCGACTATACAGATAGGTCAGTTCAAAGAGAATATGAACGGATAGACTTCTACGGTTATCTCGTTCATATCGTCCAAAGGCTGATGAATCCCAAAGCCGGAGGAAAGCGGAAAGGTATTTTAGTGTTTACCCGGTTCTTGAAAGAAGCCGAACGGTTAACCTGGTCTATACCCGGTTGCGCTATCGTTTCAGGTGATACTCCTAAGAAAGAACGTGAACATATTCTTGAGGCGTTCAAAGCTGGTGAGATTTCGGTAGTAGCCAATGTGGGTGTACTTACGACTGGCTTTGATTATCCGGGACTTGATACGGTCGTTATGGCACGTCCTACGATGTCACTTGCCATGTGGTATCAGATAGTCGGTCGGGCTATTCGCCCCCACCCTTCCAAAAAATACGGCTGGATTGTGGATTTATGCGGTAATATCAAACGTTTTGGCGAGGTCTCTGATTTACGATTATTTGATAGCGGTAATGGAAAATGGGCTGTATTCTCTAAAGGAAGACAATTAACAAACGTGAGATTCTAACTATGGACGAAGGATTTTTGAGGCTAAGCCGCAGGTTTTTCTCGAATGAAA